TGTACCTGCACCAGATACAGTAGAATTACTTAATTCATTTGTATCGTACTTTACTGTGCCCTTAATACGGCTATATCCTCCATCGGCATCTGGCTCATAGTTTTCCAAGATAAGAGCAGCACCCGGAGAAATAGAAAAAGGATCACGATCAAGGACGAGTCCTCCATCTGTTGAAACAGCAGATGCTTGTACATTACTAGCCATTACGGTGTATAAATCTCCTCTACAAAAGCTGATACCATAAGATCGTTGGCTGCTCCTGCCTGTGCTTTTAGGATATCCCCTGCTTCTAAAACTATATTAGCTCCATCAATTCTTAGATAACTATCGGCTGCTATAGACTTTGTACTTAGCAAGGAGTATGCTGCATCAGAATCTGAATCATCTGTCCACTGTAAAGTAGCATCTACAGCATTAGTTCCATCTACATTAGTTAGCCAAAGCTCCTTTATGATCGCTTTATGATTAGCAGGGCAAGTATATACAGTTGTTAAACTTGTATCTGTTAAAGAAACTCCTGCATTAATAATTCTAGTAGCCATTAACCGCCCTTATAACTAGCCTTTCTAATAGTATTGCTGTAAACTTTACCACCCTTTTTCATATCAATCTTTTCAATATCCTCGGGAGACATTCTTTTCTTTCTAGGAACTGTAGATTTATATAGTTCTTTAGGAGGTTTTTCTTTACTTCTTTTTATAGCAATGTTCATTAATAGCTCATTTGGACTTTTAAGATGATCTTTAACTTTTACTCCAGGTGTCTTATGTCCTAATACTAATGCATTTTTAGGAGTAGGAGGTTTAGCTCCTATAACATCATCTAGATTCCCCTTTAATTTTTCTTTATTATAAAGTTTAACAAAATCATCATATACAGGTTTAAGTAATTTAAACCCTTCTGTAATAAATACTTCTGCTATTTTTTTTACTGCCATTTTAATATCCTCTCTTAGCTTTTCTAGGTTGACCGTAAACTTTACCACCGCCCATATAACCATACTTCTTAGTTTTACCACCATACATCATTCTTTGACCAAGCTTTAGATTTTCTCTAGGCATAGTCCTACCAATATCCGAATGTAGTTGCCTAACTTTATCATCACCTCTATTAGCATACATTATACATACCTCATTATTTCATCTCTATTAATAAGTTCGATTCTCATTCTTTCAACACCTTCTTGATACTGTCTAAGACACATGGTTGCCATGTCGGAATCTCCTCTAAGCATATAAGCATAGTACTTAGATCTATTTACGATAATATCCTGGTATCGGGTAGCAAGAGTAGGGGAATCATCGTAGTCAGATAGCTCTGTATGAGTTGTCCAGTATTCAAACAAAACAGTATAGTTACCCCTATCGGGAATAGGATGAAGACCGAACTTACCATCCTGTGTCGGATAAACATACTCAGGTATTCCATAGCTACTAGAATCAATGGATACGTCTGTCTCTCTATAGTTTCTGGCAAACTCTTCATAAGTGATATGTTGTAATCTTTTTGGATTAATATCTTCCGTTATATTAATAAAGTCTACTTTTGCTTGCGTGCTCGTTGTATTTGTAAGAGTAACATAAAGAGTAGACGCTGTTGCACCGAAAGTAGTGGTATGTACCGTTCCCTCACCCGTATTAGTAATAGCAAAATCTGAGTTTACAACATCAGTTCCACCAGATGAAGTACCTACTTTAAGAGTAACAGTACTTCCCGTGGTTCTAAAGGTAGCTCTGTATTGCCTATTATTTATAAAAGTAGTAATAGTTTGTTGTGCTGAATCATTTTGATCTAGTACTAAAAATCCACCACTAATCGAACTATTAGTATGAGTCCAGTTTGAATCCGCTGAAAACTCATTGGTAGAAACTAGCTGTGTTGGAGTAACGATAAACGTATCGTAGTCAACATGTCTATAATCAGATGGCAAAGAATACTCGGCTGTTCCTGCGGTAGTAGCCTGTGTTCCATCTGAGTGTAGGAAAGACCACTGTAGTTCTGCATTATACACATCATTTATAGCTTGATTAACAAATGTTTTAACAGCACTCTGGATACCTCTAGAAGAAGTAAAGTCTGTGCCGTTAGTAGCTAACGTAATTTCATTTAGAGATTCGAGTACTCTATTTGCTAATGTAACATATGTTGCCATCTACATTTCTCTTTCTTCTGGCTTTATAACTTCTAGACCTTTATCTTGCCTTTTAAGCATCTTATTAATCTGTTTTATATCAGGAAGAATAAAAGAAGAATGCCCACCCAACATTAAACAAACTTTATCAGGAATAACATTATAAGCAACAATAGACCACGATCCTGTATTCATATTTCTATATAGTAGGAAGGATGCGGGTTCTGATGGTCCTTGTAGTAGTACAATAAAATTCTCTTCCTTATATTCTGCGAGCGCCTTCTTTAAACTTATCTCTTTATCACAAAAGATAGGTGGTCCACTTAGCATTTGTCCAGCAAGGACACTGCTATTCAATAAAAGTACTAGAGATAAAATACTAAAAGGATATTTTAAATATTTCATAGTCTTTTTAGTGTTTTATCCAAGGTACTTTGTAGAAGCTCCATAGTACTTTGAAGATCACTAACCTTTTTCTCTAGGCTTTCAATCTTACTCTCCTCGTCATCCTTAGTAACTACTTGAGTACTTCTTGCGTTCCAAACTGTATTCCCAGCTTTAGTAGCAGCAACATATCCATCATGTTTATTAATTTCTGAAATACCTAATTTTTCTACTGCCATTAATTTCTCCTGATATTCTAATGAATGTAATAGAGAATACATATATTAGTACCTATAGAGTAAGGGGGAGAACCCGAAGGCTCTCCCCAATACCTTAGTTATGATCCGTCTCGTCAACACCTGAAATGTCACAGAGAACAGCCCACACTCTAAATTTACCGGCAGTATCTTGAGCACCGGCAGTTAGAACATCAATGGTATCTGCTGTTTTAACCACAAGCATTGCAGCCGCATCAGTAGCATCCATTGGAGCATGTCCAGTCCCTGTAGCATCATAAGCATCAACCCAACAGTCTGGATCATGATGTCCAGCAGTAGAGCCCGTGATACCAAGATCAAAGGTTACTGAATTGGAACTTGCAGTCAGAACTTCTACTCCTGCCGCCATAACAAGCGTCTCAGCAGGAACATCAATCATCTGAATGATGTCCCCAGCAGCAGGATCATAGTCCGATACATCACTGGTATTTTCTACCAAGTAAGGCCTACGTCCACCCGTAGAAGGATGTCCTGACGTACCGCCCTTACCCGTTTTATCATGAGTAGCCATATGTCAATCCTCCCTCTAAGTATTCAGATCAGGGATGCCCTTATAGACACCCGTGAATCCAGTACCAGAACCACGAAGAACCTTACGGCCAAAGACATGCAGACCACGAACGATATCAGCAAACGAATCGGGATCACGAATGACTTCAGTCTTGGCAATAGCCGATGCAGTAGCAGTCGAACTCTTATGACCACCAAGAACAATCGTCTCGCCACTCGTAGTGGATGGGCCAAAAGTATGACTAGCTGCTACGCCAGCCGTACCAACGGTAATTGCGTTAGTTTGGTATAGTGAAAAACCATGGACCTTGCGGCTGGTAACGGCACCGTTCATAAGAGAAGACATGTCTTCACCAGTTACACTTGAATCCATAAGCTTCGCATCAGCCTGTCTCAGAATCTCGTAGAACTGTGGGGGAGCCACAATCCACCGATTATCTTCAGGGACATCTGCTTCATCCAAAAGGCGAGCAAACGTGCTAAGATAGTTAGCACACTCGTTGCCAGTATTACAGGAAATAGCAGACCCAGCCGCACCAAGATTAGTGGTGTCGGTAGAGGCATTATCGCTAATTGCTTTCAGTACGTTGTAATCATACGCCTTCTTCAAGCTATAGGCACCCGAAGAAGTCGAGAGAGCTTCCCAATTGACATGGCTCTGTCTCTCCTCAACATCATCAACCTTAAAGGCAAAGTAGTTACCCTGATCAACGGTCAGAGTAATTTGATTGTCTTGAAGATTCTGAGTGTTGACAACAGAACCACGACTGTAGGAAGACACCGTAACCGAAGGCTCTTTAATAATCTTTACAGTATCACCAAAGTTTTCAATATCTCCAGCATAGTCGGTATTGGTTACAGCTTCTGCAACCGAGGAACGCCGGAAGAATTTGAGAACTTTTTGACTGTAGATTGCTGGAACCCAGTTACCAGAAGGTAGATTCTGATAACCAGCAGCCAAACCAAATTCAGCCATAGTTAAGTCTCCTTATTTGTTATGGTATAATTCTTCCTTCCCGATTTGCCTTATCAATCTCCTTTTCCAGAGACTCATATTCATGCGGCTTTAATCGGGCTATTTCAGAAGAAGTCCAGACTTTCTTTTCGCCTTCACTAGAGCTAGCAGCGGCTCTTTCTGTTCTAGTAACAGCCCTGGCAGCTTCAGCTTCAACTTTTCTAGGTCTTCCTCTTTTCTTTTGACTAATATCTTTATCAGACTTATAAAGATCTACTACTCTAGCGGCCCATTTAGAATCTGTTCTATTCTTGTAGACACCATCAGAGATATTTGAAGGTTGATCTTCCAGCCATGTCAGAAATTCTGGATCACTTTTAATGTCTAGAAAATCTGGATGTTCTGAAAGTAGTTCCTTCTCTGCTGTTCTTACTTGAGCTTCCTGCTCTGCTTTCCGAAGAGAATCAATTCTTTCTTCTACTTCTTTCATACGAGATTCTGCTTCAAGTCTAGATACGGTTTCTACAACGTCATAAACATCAGGATATTCAGTTTTAAATTCTTCCAATTCTTCAGTAGACTTTGGAAGATTTCTAGGAGCGGAAACTTTCTGTTCAGCCAGTTTTAACTTGGCTTCTGTAAGTTCATGCTGTTGGAGCCATTCGTTATTTTTGCGATCATGATAACTTTTTAGATCACTATAACGCTTTTTCCAATCGTGCTCCTTACTATCCTGTGCCCTAATTAATCCTTCCATCTCTTGAGTATCTCCACCTGGAATGTCAAGAAGATCAGGATCTGGTGTTTCAGGAGATGGATCATCATCCATAAGTGTTCTCCTGTAGGCATTCTCATATGGGGTGGGCTCTAGCATCTCCTCATCTGTGTCAATATTAGCCATGGTTTACCTCCTATGGGGGCCAAGAAAACTTGGGTATCCCTATTTGGTGTGTATGTCTGGGGCCGATTTATCGGGTATCCAGACTAGATCTTTTATTTTCTCTTTTTTGTTTCTGCTTTTTTTATAATTTCTAGTATTTTATATTTTCCTTCTAATGCACTAATAGTCTTTCGTTCTACTTCCTGTTGAATATTAGATAATTCTTCTTGGAAAAGTTTGCTTTTCTTTGCAAGACTTTGATCATGAGAAGATTTATTCTTAGTATTAGGTAATGATGCCCATACATGAGCTACCTTATTTTGAAATTTATTTAAATTAGAAGGATTATCAAAATACTTATCTACACCCGTCTCTTCTAAAAGTTTCAATGCTAATTTATCTTGTAAATCAGGCGTAAACATAGAATTTTTATTTACTAATTTTGGATAGTCTTTAAGAAGATTTTTTAAAGTCTTCGTAAGAAATTGATATGCTCCCATTGCAGATGATCTTTTCTTTGGGTTTTGTATTCCTGCTTTTCTTTGATTATTAACAGTCTGTCTTCCGTGTTCTAATAGTTCACCTACAGTAAGCTCAGTTATGCGTATCTCTTGATTAGGAGAGTACTTGCCAAAATCAATTTCAGTATTATATGGATCTGGTAGTTCGGGTTTAGATATAGGTAGCGGAATGTCTATTGGTTTAGATATAGGTAGCGGAATGTCTGGTGGTTTAGATATAGGTAGCGGAATGTCTTCTGTATCTCCCCTTACTAGTTCTCTATATCTATCATTTCTCCTTTCATCCTTAACCCTCTGGCTAGCTAAAAATTCTTCTTGTGAAAGTGGAGGTACTACCGATCCTTGATTAAAACCCATAGGCGCATTTGGAGACTGCATTGGAGGAGCTTCAGTAGCTATCTGAGGTTCTTGAGGTTGCGGCTGTTGTTCTTCTCTTTGTTTTCTAATATCAAGACCTTTATTATTCCATTTTTCTAGTTTATCCAGACCGATAATATCTACCAGAACTTTAGGGATGACAGCTTCGCCATTAGAGATACGAATAGGGACTTTATTTTGTGGATCGTAGTCTTCAGGCATTTGTTTGCCGAGCGCCATAGCGATAGAATATGCATCACGAATTACCTCATTAATATCTGATATACCAACTAACTGTACTGCTTCAGCGTTAAGAACATAAGAACCGGACTCAACTTCCATATCTAGATCATCTTCGACTCCGGTTCC